TTTACACATACTGAAGACACCACTAATGATGCCAATCAGTGGAATGTGCCTACTAATTACATAGACAACACGCCACTACCAAAAGAACTCACTCTACCTCAGGGACTCTACACCAGTGCTTTCCTAGTTGTCAGTTACGACTCTGAAAGCAGTCTTGTCGCTAAGTTCGATAGGGACGGCATAACCGCCAATGGAGACTGGTTGCAGGTCATAGGTCAGGGCACGGACCCAATCACATATGCTGGTAACACGCAATGGGACGAGAGGTTCCATGGTCAGGACAGATTCATCGCACCAGCCAACGCAGGGCCAAACGTAGAGGCACTGATTGTCGACAGCACAACTGTGCCTATCGTCTCTAATCCAGCGTCTGGTGGTAGTAGCAACTGGGCCGCTACGACCTTCTCTGGAATCGGCAACTACTTCCATGGTGATGCAGGTAACAATACCGCTCAGTCAGATGAACTGGAACTGAAGAACGCAGTGCCGGGATTGAACAAGATAGGAGACTTGTTGTTCGACCTAGACCACTCTGTCGGCTCTGTATTGCTTGAGTCGGGTGATGCAGAAAGAAACACATCCGCTGATAGTTACACTGTGGCACACACAAATAACTGGCCATCTCGCTATTGGATGGGGGATGTCAATGCCTTCCAGATGTACGAGAACTCTGCGGTGCACAACTTCTCAGTCGAGAACGTCGTCTGGAAGAGGATGGACGGCGGTAACCTCTCACTTCCAGCAGTCAATGCACGTGGGTTAGGAGCAGTGCCATGGGTCACACGTGTGAAGAGCAATGCAGCGATTCTCACAGGTGAGAAGTTGTACGGCAATGTCAGATTCTCATTCGAGACCACCAACAGCGCAATGATGCCCGTGCTACAAGCACAGGAGTTGTCACATCCAGAGTTCGCTAGAAAGCACCCCTACAAGGTGGGTAATGTCCTTGACATACCGAATGAGGAGGTACAGTTCCAGAGTATCAATGTGAGGGACGATAGCGGTCAGATGCATAAGATAGAGGGAGGTAGCCCGTTAGGCACAATCATACGAGGCTTCCGCGTTCCCGAGAACAGAGGCGTGGACGGTAGGGCGCCTGCACTTGCAAACAGCGGCAAGGAGCCTAACCTCAAAGTGCAGTTACCAGACCCCAACTCGATACCCGGCAACATAGTGGTGCGCTCAGGCTACGACCCCATACAGGCATACCAGAACGAGACTATGGGCACTGGCGGTATGCATCACCCTGACTTGGGCTCATCGGTGTCAACTCACCTGTTCGACAACTCAGTGTCCAGCCCGAGACAAGGGCCGACATACGAGAATCACAACTGGGAGAGAATCAACCCAGTGTCATTCGACTCTGAACTGGGTGCTTGGAACAATAACTCACCACTCAACACAAGTTACGAACTCCATGACAGGACCCTGTACTTCCACGTGACGAAGATGGGTCACAGCCACTCACACAGGTACCCAGCAGTCTACACACACGCTGGTGGTGTCGAGAACGACGTAGTCTCAGTGACAGCATGGAACAGCAGCACAAGCGTCCTGACTATCGATGCGGTGTTGGACACTGATGTCTTTGCCGCTGGCTTCGGCACAGTGCAGGACACTAGGAAGTTCCTCAGGGTGTACAATCCCACTACCGACGAGGGTGCTGTGTGCTCCTACACCGCTCAAGGCAGCACTTCCATCACAGTGGTGGGTGATGTCAACTTCGCCACCTTCATGGCAGGGCAGACCGTCACTGACCTCAAGGTCGTCCCATCCTACTACATACCAGCAGGTAGCAATCGATTCTTCGCAGCAAGGAGGCTGAGGGACCATGCAGAGGTAAGCGGCAACTCCCCAGACATGGCCAACACCCTCTACCACGTCGCTGGGCAAACAGTTGGATTCGATGCTTACAGCAAACCCGTAATGACACCCATGCCATACCCCAGAATGGGGCATCATTTCGTCACACCGACAATGCCGATGCTACCCGGTCATTGGGCACATCCAGCGTATCAAAGCCTCTACAGGCGTCATTTGGCCGATTTTAATTCGACAACCTCTTTCCATGACGCGGGTCTTTTCGACAAGCATACAACTGCAATCAACAAACTCTCAGGTGTTGAAACATCCTTGGGAACGTCTCTTGAGGACAATATCAAGCCACTTGACAGTGAGATAAACTTCAGTGGTGTAAACGCGGCCCCGTCGCTGCCCAGCGATATACACGGAGGCGCATTTACGTTGATGTTCGAGACGAGTGTCAAATATGATGGTTATGGTGTTCTAGCATCCTCTGATGGCTCTAGCACCACAAAAGCGGCCACAGTGAACAAAGCAGGGGGTCACAGCATTGTGCTGGAGGCTGCTAGTGAGTACACACTAGGTAGGCACTTCCCTGACCCTGCCGAGGTTGGAGCGTATCAAATTGTGATACAGCCCAACCTCTTCAACCACCAACTAGTGGGCTATCATAACAACTCAACCACTGAACTCACTAGCCAGCAGATAAACACGGTTATTGGCATCAAAAAGGACGCTGGGGACTCAGATGACAAGGGTGGACTCACTCTAGTGCTTGCAAAAGCCACTAACGCAGACGTGCGGGGCTGTGAGGTCTTCATCAATGAGAAGATACTAGACGTCAGCAACGACCCCGGTAGCCAGTTCACCAACATACCACCGCTGATGTCATACAACCACATAGGTGCGCAATTGACAGAAAGCCCCGCATTTACAAGAAGAGGATTCCCATATAGCAAAATGTTCAGCAATGCAACCCCTGCTCACACATTACACATACCATGGTGGAGCATATTGCACAAGAATGGTATACAATACGATGGAAGTGCAGTTTCAGAAGCCACAAACTTCAGAAAACTCACTCAATATAGCCCTGATGATTACTACTTATTCATGAGAAGCACCTTTGGTAGTGTGGGTAGTCAACTAACTATCAATGGATATACTTCACTATACTTAGATATATACGATAAATATAGAAGAAGTGTCAGTATATCTCCAAAATGTATAGTACAATCATTCAATACTAGTGGAACTATAGTTGTAGATAATGCAAATACATTTCCAATATTCCCATATTATGAACAAGTAGTGCAGTATACAGCCAAAAACGGCACTGTCTACTCCAAAGCGTTGGCTAGTGTGGATGGAAACACAGCAGCAACGGTAAATATCCCTAAAACGCTTAATTTAGCCGCTAAATCAGGTCTTGATGGCTTTTGGGACAATATGTTCAACGGTGCTATACTTACTTTAACATATAGTTATGACACTTTACCCGCTGGTAATATAATTACAGATACAAGTAAAAGTGTATTTGCAAATATACTTCCAGATATAATTGATGGTAATCAAGATACAAACAGTAGATTCGTACCAGATGCTTTCCTATGTATGTGGCATCATAATCTAGGTAGGCCTAATACATACTTCTCAGACAATACTTCTCGCAGTTGGAAAGGTGCTCCTGTCAATAAGGCTCAGTACAATTCAATGCCTGAGCATTTCGAGACTATACACTACCATGATTTCACACACTCGATAAGCACCGGACCATTTGATTTCCTAATCAAGAGGCCTAATATTGATGGTGGAGGCACTGGTATTAGAGACGGGCAAGTTACATCTGGTAATAGCACACACGATGCTGGTGGTACAAACGTTATGCTAAGCGGTTTCTGGCCCTGTGGTAGCCGTGGGGGACCCCATGCAAGCAAACTAGACCTATATGGCATGGCAAGCGCATCTTGGAACGTACATGCTACATCCACTAGTGCCAACTTCTCTTCTGCCGTAAATCTAGAGTGGAAAGATAGTGACGACGACGGGTCATATGCTGTGTCCTCAGGCATCACAACAAATACTATGGCAACTACCAGAAGAAGGCCATATGGGCACCGTAACGCTGTACGGCAAGCCTATAACAGACCTAGATACGACCTATATCCACCCCGAGCACTGTATGAAGCAACCGCCTCAGGCTCTGGTCAAAACACCACGAACTACGATGCTGGGCCACTCGTGCAGACAGAAGCATACAGCAGTGGCTGGCTATACGGTGGTGGTGCAGGGGACAGCGCTGCGACCAAGGCTCTCACCTATGTCGGTGTGATGGAGAGACAGACGAACTTCACAGGTATGCTCAATCAAGACCAAGAGGGCTGGCAGGTGAGGTACAGCGATGGTCGTAGGATGACCAGACCGTTCGGCACCCCTGTTCGTACAATACGCAACCCGACAGGCGTTGAGAGGGACTGGTGGGGAGATATCGAAGGAAAGGGCATTACAAGTCTCTCCATAGCCTCTCAGCACTATCTGGTGGATTGGTGGGGCAATGAGCGTGGAGAGGACGTAAGGCGCACTCCAGTGCGTGGATTCGGTATCAGGCCCTCATGGGACTGTGCGGATGCATACGACATCGGCACCAATAGCGCTTACGCTAGAATATACAACAGTGGCAAACCACTCTTCAACCTCAAGGGAATCGCTGATTTGACGAATGGCAACATCTCAGTCACCACCAATTACACCATACCGAGATTCGGGGGTGTGTTAAACAGCAAGAACAACAACAGCACCACCACGTTAGTTGATGTGTTCTCACCAGTTCACTCACTGCGCATAGGGGACATGGGTAACGGCAGGGGCGTCAGATACCCCACCGCATTCAACGAGAGCCTACTGACGGAGATATCGTCCCCTAACCACAAAACAGGCATCGTCTTGAGTCACAACACCGCTGAACCGCTCTTCGGTGATGGTCTGTTACGCCCCCGTAACGATGTACTGCAAGCCGATGAGGTCAAAAGAGGCATAAGCGCTAAACTGGGAATAGACGACAATGGTCTGTTGAAATCCGAGGCAACTGTGAGTGACAGGGTCGAAGAGGTGTCAGGCACGACAGTCCACAAGGACCCGGTATCCAGAACGAGCCCGAGGATTGGAATCGATGCAGAGGTGGTTGAAGGTGTGGAGCAGAGCCATGTGGTAATCAACACCGAGGCCCACAGCCTTCACACCGACAGAAACGTCGGTCAGAGGGTCGTGCTACAGGGCTCCATGCAAATAGAGGGCTCATTGACCGATGCCAACTACAACACCATGTCCTTCAGCAGGCAGACGGCAGGCTCAACCCTGAGCGCTGCTCACAAGTACTCCCACACCAATGCGTTCAGACCATACGGTGGCTCGTACATCATAGAGACCAAGAGTTACTCAGGGTTGTTCGATGACACTGGCTGGGGTGTTGCGTCTCTGACCGGTAGCAATGACACCAGCAACCCATACCAAGACGCCACCAATTACACCTCTGACACTGTTAGGAACAATGAAGATGACAGAATCGTCAAGTTTGTCCTAAGACCAATCAGGGTGCTGGATGCAAATCACGTAGAGGTATACAGAATACACAACTCACTTCATAGCAACTCACCGCAATACAAGCAAAACTACCTACACGCCACATCCGGTGGTAAGTACGGTATCTTCACCTATGAGACGCCTAACGGTAGAGCACCAACTGCCAACCTGTCATCGGGCAGAGCCGTGCCTGATACCAACGGCCCGTATCTACCTATATTCACGTTCGACTCGACAGGTGCGTTTGAGACCCCAACCTCGATGGGGCCTAAGTTACTAGGCTCTGAGGTCTCTGGTTTCAGCAATGCCCTTTCGACTGACGTGTCAAGACTCATCATCACGGAGAACACCCTTCAGCATCACAGGTCAGATGCGCCTAGAAGGAGGGTGGAGAAGGAGACGGATGATGAAACGACAAGGAGCGACTTCACGGTAAAACCGAGGTTCAGTCAGTCCTTGCACAACAAAGGTCACAAGGGAGACGTGTCGTTCAACGTAACTGACCATAGCGGAGATGGTGCTTGATGGGTTTGATACAGTCCTCGAAAGGGAGATTCGACAGCACTCTCACTGATGTCATGAATGACTTGAGGCAGCCTGTGTTTGTCGACAATGCCGTACACTATGCTAAGGTCCAACCCAAGAGCAATGCGAAGTCCCTTGTCACGATTGAGGCAGTCAATGCCGATAACTACGAGATTGCATCTGAGAGAACATACTCGTTCACAGAATCTGAGTCTACCATATTGCTCACTCACACAGAGACGGACGGGCACACCCTGAGGTCCGATGTGTTCTCTAGCAAGGGCAAGAACAGCATCACCAAACTACTCTTCAGTGAGAATGACCAGAAGAAGAGGATTCTCACAAGCACCACGACAAGCACAGCGTCTGGACTCAGAGCGGACATGCGTAACATGAAAGGAGTCACGCTCAGGGACTTAGGTTTCGATGATACGAGGGTNAGACTCGGTCAGGGCATTGACGTAGGCTTCCGCACCACCGACTTGGCAATTAGGGTAGGTGAGTCAATCACTGACTCCCTGAACGCTGTAACGATAGGCTCCCCTACCACCGTGACAAAGATGGGGGCTAACAGACGTAAGAACAGCAATACGTTCTTGGCCGCTGACTTCAATGGTGTCAACCTCGTGACAGCACTGAGGTACATATCCAGACACGACAACCGAGTGGTGAAACTAGACAGATTCGGCAATCTAAACTACGTGCCCTTCAATCATGCAGATGTGACTAGGAGCGTAATCTACAATCTGAGATTCGGTAACAAGGACACAACACCGATTGAGAACGTCGAAAACAGAATCACTGTCAAGGGCATTCCGATAGCGGTTAATGAGGAACTGGTATTCACCATGGATGACAGAAGCAAGCAACAGGGCCTGAACGATGTCGATATCATAGAAAACACCAGACCCCTGTTCGACGCATCAATCACNAACCTAACAAGAGCAAAGACAGTTGCAAGACAGATACTCAGAGCCAACTCGACCTTGAAGGGCAAGATAAGCAGCCAAGGGCACCCCAATGCATGGGAGTTGAGACCCGGTGATGTCGTCGAGTACGAGGGACAGAGGTTGGCTGTATTAGAGTGCAGACACACCATAGACGGATTGAGCAACTTCACTTTCCTCAATGTGGAATCTGGTCTTGAGGGTGTCCTACAGAATATCAGGGAGGGTAGCATAACCGTCTCATCCCTAACCAACCCAGAGAAGTCAAATCAAATCTCATCAGAGAACTTTTCTTTCTTCGATGCCATGGAGGTTATCATAACACCGACCGTCATAGTGTACACAACCAATGAGTCCGGATTCCTGATTGGCCGAAATAGCGATAGGGGGAGATTAGGTGGCAACAACAAAGTCATAGGCATGGCGAAAGATGAAGGAGTCACAATCACAGAAACGGAGGGAATAGAATATGCCAGCAAATGACCATCTAAAGAGACTGATGATAGAGACTATCGCTGACAACATCAACGAGATGGTCATAGGCTTTGACAGCACACCCGCTACTTCATCCGATGGCGCAGCAGGCAGACCCGCTGTAACGGTCACACCTACCGTTAGGATAATGGACAACTCCACTCTTCTAGTCGAGGGTTCACTACCGGTCTCTGAGAGTTTCAACGAGACGCTCAAAGAGGTGTTCATACAGTTGAGGGGCACGAGCGACTTTACACCAATCTCAAGACACGTATTCAGGCCTATTAAGAAGACAAGCACAAATGAAATTATATTCCAACTCGTAGTGGAGGTCAAGTGATAGCATGGGTGAAAACGCAAAGTCTGGACATACGCAGGCTCTGACTGATGGCGATTATATCCTGTCACCCTCGATAACCAACCTCTTCGAGGGCGTGCACGGCAATGGCATACTGATGTACGAGGACACGGCAACTGGCGACAGTAACAGGAACGCGAAGACAACCACACCGGGGTTAGTCACAGACAACGGCACCAACTCGATAATCGTGAGAGGTGGTTTCGCTGTCTTGGATGGGATGATTGTCCCATTTGGTAACATCAACTCAGGTGCCACCACCACAATCACATTACAACAAAGCACCATAGAGGGTTCAACCAGCGCTCTCTCCAGCGGAGAGTCTTGCCTCCTAGTGGTATATGTTTGCAGTAATGCGAACACCAATTACATTCAGATAGAGCAAGGTAGCGCAGTTAGTAGTGGGTTCCCCGTTACTCCTGAGAGTTTCCTCGGGGACACCAGCGGATTGAATGGCGGCCTAACCTTATCCTCCAAGCAGAGCACCGTGCTCGCAGTCGTAAAGTGCCAACACAATGGCAGCGCTGGAGACCTAAATCTAGAAGTCACCGAGGTCTTCGACATGCGCACCTTCATCCGGCCTTCACCAATCTACCTGAGTCCGATGACCAGTGGTTCCGTAGGCAATCAAAGCAACAGGATGGATTCTGCTGCGGACTTGGACGGCATGCACGGTGGTGGTGACGAGGTAGGTGGATTCTCCTCCTCCAACTTCGGTGCGTTATGGCAGTCATACAGTTTCGGCACTGACGGCACTGACGGAGACCACGTTCTCTACTTCAGCGGCAAGCAAGGCGGTAGCAGGAGGACTCACAGGCTAGGACCCAACAAAATCAGCGTGTTGAACACCGCACAGACAGTCAGGTTCGATGGCCCCAACATCTTCAACGCCACACCTGCGAGTGGTGACATCAACATCACCCCCTCAGGAACGTTCCCACCAAGTCACATGATTATCGTGAATAACGCACAGTCGAGCACTCACAAAGTAATCTTCGACCCCACTGGCTTGAGTAACGGCGGTGCTACTGCTGGTGACGTTGGACCGAGTTCCAGCGCCATATTCGTGTATACTGGCTCTGCATGGGTGAAGGTATTCGCCTCATCCACAACGACCTCAACGGCAAGTGGTTCAGCGGGGGCGATACAACTGAGTGACGGTAGTGCCGCTTTCACCAATGACACAGACCTAACTTTCTCAGGGGGCAACACGCTCAACACCGTCAATCTCACTATGACCGGGCTTCTCAGTGGCCCCAGTGGTGTTTCCTTCAAAGCCGGAGAAACAAGCAATCCTGCTTCATCAGGTCCAGACGCTAGAACCCTGTGGTATGACGATGGCAACGACGTTCTCAAGTTCAATGCAACAGCCATACAAATGTCAAATGCAAACGCTCAATTTAGCCTTAATGACCTATCGGCAGGGACAATAAACGTAGCAGCGGACTCCATAGTCTTCATAGATGCGGATGACAATTCCTCCAAGAAGGACACAGTTGCGGATTTGGCTACAGCGATGGCTGGTACAGGAATCTCTGCTTCTAGCGGTGCACTGAATCTAGACGCAAATCAAGCAGGAATCACAAGCATCGGACCTGCTGGTAATTTAACCGTCAATCAGGATTTGATTGTGACAGGAACATTAACTGTCAACGGTGCAACGACAACTGTCAATTCTACCACCCTTACAATTGATGACAAACTCATCGAACTCGCACACTCTCCTAGTGGTTCTGAGGGTAACGATGCAGCAGTTGATGGTGGTGGAATCATCCTCAAGTCATCCGACAGCGATAAGAGCATAGTATTCACCGATAGCACGGACTCGTGGACATTCAACCAGCATCTTTTCCCAAGCGCTGACAGTAGCAAAAACTTCGGTAGTGATACGGTCAGATGGGCAACTGGGTTCTTGGATACGGTCAACACTGCTGATTTGGTAGTGGATACCAGCCTTATCAAGACTGACTCGACCAACAACTTCGTTGGTATCAACCAAGCGACACCACTAGCAGACCTACACCTCAATAAGGTCGGCTTCGGGTCGCCTGCTAGTGATAATACAGATAACTCCTCAACCAGCACTGCTCTAACCATAGACTTGTTTAACGCTAGGGAATTTAGGGCCTCTAAGTTATTAGTCTCAGTTGAGAATAATACACATTCAATATTTGAAACCGCTGAAATGGTCGTTACTCACAATGGCGCTAGTAATGCAGATGCAACTGCTGCTTTCCTCAGCACATATGGTATAGTAACTAGTGATACCACACAACAAGGAACGTATCAAGTTGGGCTCACTGGCTCCGGTGCTACGCAAAAAGTTCAATTGCAGGTTACCCCTACGGATGATGGAGACGACGTAACAGTCCGCGTAACATGGCAGGCTTTAGAGATATAGAATAGGTGAAAAAAAATGGGCACAACACGTGATTTCCATGTAAAAACAGGATTAGTAGTGGATTCTGGCAACGTTACGCTAAGTAACGGAAACCTTCTCGTCAACAGCGGACACGTAGACATCGACAACATCAAGATTGACGGTCAGACGATATCTACCGTAACAGGCAACGAGGACATCAACATCACTCCCCACGGAACTGGCTCAGTGGTCTTTGCTAAGGTCGACATAAACGGCGGTGCGATAGACGGGGCTACCATCGCCACATCAGATATCACTGTAGGAAGCAGTAAAACCCTAGACGTATCTGCTGGTACATTGACTCTCGCTAATGACCAAATCAGCGGTGATAAGGTATCAGGTGGTACAATCGGCACAATCACTATTACAGCGCTCGCTGGTGATTTGAGCCTCGGTGACAACAACATCACCAACGTAGGCGACTTGAACGCAGACAGCATAAGCGTCGATGCAGCAGGGACTGGTCTCAATGTGGATTTCAGTGGTGGTAATACCGCTACATCCAAACTGACTCTTGGAGACAACCTCGCTGATGCTCTGAACATCACAGAGGGCTCTAACTCATACATGAAGTTTGTAACCACTAACAGCAGTGAGCAAATCGTCTTTGGTAAGAACTCTACATTCAACGGCACCACTATCGCTGACTTGGGTACAGTCACCACAGCCAACATAGATGGTGGCTCGATAGATGGTACGACTATTGGTGCTAACAGCGCAGCAGCGGGTACATTCGCTGCTATTGTAGGTACTACAATCGACGCTTCGACTGACTTCACTGTCGGTAGTACAGTCATCACTGACGACTCGATTGTGATGACCCCCTCATCAGGCGACACGCTCAGTATCACCTCAGCCGCAAACGGGGAGTCTACCATCGCCACCGTGGATGGAAGCGGTAGCCTAGCGGCTCACCTGCATCTGGATGCAGACGGCGCAATCAACCTCAAGTTCAACTCCAACACTAAGTTGGCCACTGCCACTGACGGTGTCGACATTACCGGTAGCGTGGACATCACTGGCTCAATTAGCAGTGTGACTAACATTACTGCATTGGGTAATCTGACAACTGCACACGGTAGAATGCGGGAGAGCACTGGCGTGCTAGACAGGGCCGACATAGCAGGAACCTCATCTGGAACCCACAAGATAGTGGATATAGACGGCACTAACTTCTACACCAGCGAGACGATTGTCGTGACTGAGGTCTCTGGTAGGTCTAAACTACCCTCTGCCACGGGAGGTGCTGGTGCTGTCTTCGGCACGAATGCAGTCAACGTGGGCAACGTCGATATCCTATCACTGGCTCTAGGTGACATTAGTAGCACTACTAATGGCTCCAGCCTTGACATATTCCATGCGGCAGAGGCCTTTTGCGCAATGAGCATACAAACGGATGGCACCAACGGGGACATAGTCAAGAGAGTCATAAACAAGATATACGGCTATGTGAATGCTAGTGGTCAGGTAGAGACGATTCTTGAGCATGAGTCCGGCGACATCGAACTCGGAAGATTCGTATGGATGATTGACGAGGACAGAGCGGGCAGCACTGAGGACTGCATGACTCTGGTCTTCCAATACACATCGAAGTACACTCACACCAGCAATGACAAGACCACTTACTCCGTCAACGTAAATGGACTGTCAATGGGAGGAGCAGGTGGTTGATATGGGTAATCCGGGCCCCGCCAACAATGCTTCGTCACCCAGCCCCTCAAGGGCGAAGGCCTTCAATGCCATACAAGTCGCTAAGGGTAGCGCCACGACCAACGCTCAATTCCTCATTGGTTCCCTACAGTTCTCCACGGGCTCTCCGGGCTCCTTCGCTGTTGGAGACCACATCTCAGCGACAGGCATACAGAAGGGGACTAAAGTCACACAGATAGACAGCAACGACATATACATCAGCAGGCCACTGGACGGCACACTAGCAAGTGGGGCCACTGTCACCATACTGAGTGAGCGAAGGGCTGCCACGGGCGGTCCCGCTGCCTTCGAGTTGAAGGCTGGCACTGGGATATCCATAGCGGCTGATGCTCAGAACGCCACTGGTGCCTCGATACTACAAATCACCGCATCCGGTGGTGGTACTGCATCGGCTCTAGCCGCTGATGACCTGACTGCTGGAGACGCTGCTGTGACTCTGGCTACCACCACTGGAAACATCACGATTGATGCTCAGGCTAGTGACAGCGACATCATCTTCAAGGGAACTGATGGGGGTAGCGATACCACGTTCCTGACACTTGATGGTAGCGAGGAAGGCAAGGCTATCTTCAACGCAGACGTCACGGTTGGTGACGACCTCACCCTCCTGTCTGATGCCGCTGTGCTAGGGTTCGGTGCTGACACCGACGTCACACTCACACACGTTGCTGACACAGGACTGCTACTGAATGCGGCAATGGAACTCCAGTTCAGGGACTCTGGACTCAAAATACACTCGACGACCAACGGTCAGTTGGACATAGATGCTGATGGTAACGTGGATATAGCCTCGGCTGTAACTGCTCTTTCAGGGACAACAGGGATAGCGCTAGTTTCGCCATCAATAGTTCTTGGTAATACAACCAGTGCTAGTACAGTCGTAGAAATCAAAGACGAGGTGAATGATGCGAACTCCGCNGAATTGAAGTTCGTGAAGGACAAGGGTGCCGCTGGTGCTGACGGCGATGACATTGGTAAGATTACCTTCGTAGGGGACGACGCGGCACAGGCCCAGACCTCCTTCGGGCAGATTCTCGTTGAGGTATCGGAGGCAGATAACTCAGATGAGGCAGGAAAGATGTCCTTGCTAGTCGCTGAGAGCGATGGCACCGACACAGCGCTTACAGCAGGACTGGTCCTTGAGGGGCAACACGCTACGGATGGCGTCGTCGACGTCACGATAGGTGCGGGCTCAGGCTCAGTCACCACTATTGCCGGTAATCTTACTGTAAACGGCACAACCACCACAATCTCCAGCACCACATTAGAGGTAACCGATGACCTGATTACCGTATCGAAGGGCAACGACTCAATCGCCAACGCAGACGGTAGTGGAATGGAGATAGACGCAACTGGTGCTACTAACATCCACTGGAAGTACGTGCACGCTAGAACAGCGCTTCAGTCAAACGTGGACATAGACTTGGCTACCACGAGCGAGACTCTCAAGATTGCAGGCACGGATGTGCTAAGCAACAATACCCTTGGAAGTGGCGTCGTTACATCGAGCCTCACGACCGTCGGTGCCTTGGACTCAGGCTCCATAACATCGGGCTTTGGTAACATAAACAACGGCTCCTCTACCATTACGACGACAGGCGCCATCACTGGTGGTTCCCTCGTGGCAGATAACATCACCATCGATGGTAACACGATATCCAGCACTGACAGCAACGGTGACATCACACTCACACCAAACGGAACAGGGGAAGTCAACATCGCTGCTGGTAACCTCAACTACGCATCTACCGCTGTTACATCAACAGGGGCGGAACTCAACCTATTGGATGGCTCAAGCGCGGGAACCGTGGTCAACAGCAAGGCTGTCATCTACAGCAGCGCTGGACAAGTCCTTGGAAGCACAATAAGCGTTGATGCTGTAGCAGTGTTGGACACAGCCACTGCAAACTCGCAATCAGTTGCCAATAGTGCAACCCAGACTGTGCTCTCTTATGCATATGGTACATTTAGAACTGCTAAGTTCATCTATCAGATAACTGATGGCACTGACTTTGAGAGCGGTGAGATACTTGTAAATTACAAAGGGGCCTCTGCACCATCAGCAAGCAGTGACATCTATCTAACACACTACGGGATTGTATCAACCAAATCAGGTAACGCTGCCCTAGTATCTTGGGACGCTGTGAAAGATGGAACTGATATATCTCTACAATTTACAAACAGCACTGGGGGCACGGTTTCGTACTCCTACGACGTAGTTACAACTCAAGTAATCAAATGATGGACAGTGAAATCATGGTGGAACAATGGCAACGAAGAGGGACTTTGTAGTAAAGAACGGGCTTGTGGTTACCGAGGACATAGAACTCGGACACGCATCTGACACGACGATAGCAAGAGCAAGCGCTGGGCAAATAACAGTAGAGGGCACAGCAGTGGTGCTTGCTGGTAGTGCAAGTCACGACGGCTTCTCCGACTTCGTTGCTAACGAACACATAGACCATAGTGGTGTTTCGATAACTGCTGGTAATGGGTTGACTGGTGGAGGCACTATCGCTTCTACTAGAACTCTAACAGTAGGAGCAGGGACTGGTGTGACTGTCAATGCAAATGATGTAGCGATAGGCCAAGCAGTTGGTACTTCAGATGATGTGACATTTGCAACAGTAACGCTTGCTAGTGACCTAATTCATTCAGGTGATACTAACAACAAAATCGCATTTGGCACAGATACACAGTCTTTCCAAACAGGAGGAACTGCTAGGTTCAATATCAGTGATTCAGGATTGCAGATTGGAAGTGGGGCTAGGGTTACTACAATCAACACTTCTTTCTCCGACAATGACACTTCCCTGATGACTTCGGCAGCCATCAATGACAGAATAGAATCCTTCGGCTACATCACTTCTCAAATGACATTCGTTCTAGAGGATGATGATGGAACTGAGGTTTCTATATCAAACGCTGAAGAGATTAAGTTCCACAGTGGAGACACAAGTGTAGACATCAACTACTCTGATATATCTCCGGGTTCAGACGCAGACCCATTCGACTTGGATTTCAGAACATTACACGCTCCTTATCTAAGGACAAGTGATGATAGGGATTTTGCTCCTGAAGACTTAGACAATACAATTAGAGAACTATCAGGAAGATTCTCAACAAAAACAGGAATAGAGGATGGTTCTTCTACGGGTGCATCTGACTACGTTGATGCCTTGGTGCTAGATACATTTACAGGACATTCAGGTGGAGATGCAAACCTATTGGCATTCGCTAAGAACAGCACAAAGAGAATCTATCACTACCGAGCAGACCAAGACGATACGAATTGGGGAACTGCTTCTACTATTGCATATACAAGTGACATTGCAGACCTAACAGTATCAGACTTAGCCGCAGCCGCAGTAGTAACAGAATCAGAGGGTATTGGCTCAAACGACAATGACACTACACTACCCACATCTGCTGCTGTGAAGGACTATGTGGATAGCAATGCAGGTGGTGCTTCTGCTATTGGTGATTTATCTGATGCAATTACAACTGCTACTTCTAACATAGGATTAGGTAGTGGTGCTTTAGATTCTTTAGCATCGGGTGGAAACTTTAACACGGCATTAGGAATTAATGCAGGTACAACAGTCAGTACAGGAACTATGAACGTAATGGTAGGGTTAAATGCAGGTCAATATATTAGTTCGGGTGGTAGTAATATTGCTATTGGAAAGGGTGCAATAGAAAGAGGCTCAACAGAAAATAACAATTTAGCAATTGGACCGCAAGCGATGGGTGGTGCTTACGGGCAAAGTGCAACAGGGGCATACAATGTAGCAATAGGAAGCGATACTATGAGATATGGTTCACAAGCAAACGGTAGCGGTAATATTGGTATTGGGTATAAAGCAATTTATGGTAGTAATGGTAATAGTAGTGNGGCTAATTATAACATAGGAATTGGTTATGGAGCATTGGAGGTAATTACAACAGGTGATAAAAATATCATAATAGGTTATGATGCTGGTGATAATATTACAACTGGTTCTAACAACCTTGTGATTGGTGACTTCCAAGTTGATACCGCAACAGGCGATGACCAGATTATCATAGGTAGTGGTGATGGTGGAGTAACTTGGTTGAAGGGAGATGCAAACGGAATAAAGGCTCTCAAGATTAAGGTGAAGGCGGTAAGCAGTAACACTACACTCACAGATGCTCAATCCGGCTCATACGTCTACTGGACGGCAGGTACACTAACCCTACCTGCAACAGCAGAGTCGGGACAGCAATATACAATCATCAACAATACTGGTGGTTCAGCAACACCCTCACTTGGTACATCAAACGCAATAGCATCAGGATGGACTTCTCATGCTGCTATGTCTGATGAGACTGCTAGAACCTATGTGGCTGTAGCCACTAACACTTGGATATACATTGGGTGATTGAGATGGCTTCGATAATGATAGGTGTCGCTGGTGTCGCACAGCAACTGAAAACTGCAAATGCTACTTCCTCTGCACCAACTGATGCAAGGGTACAAAATTACGCCCCCGGCGGAAGCGGTAATAACAGCGCAGTTCTCATAGGGGAGAGAGAAACCTTCACTAATCCTTTTGATTACACAGGTGCGTTTAGTAGCACAATAAGTAGTACCCCTGCTCATGTTCTTACTGTAGAGTCGGAAGTATTACTCACTTCATATACTGATAACGCAGCAGCCGCAACCATAGAGTTTGGAGGTTACTGTAATACTGCCGCAACGGGATGCACATTTGCATGGGATGTATCAATAGACTCCCAATCATTGTCAAATGGTAATAGCGCAGCAATTATTGGTACTGCAAGCACTGCTCAAAACTCACTTGCTATGGGAGCAGGTGTGGGTGACGGTGTTGGAGAAAAATTACAGATAACGTGGGGTGGTAGCAAAAGCGGGTTTGTTATGCCAGCCAACAACGACTCTGTTCAGGTTACTGTAAGTTGTACCATAACCAATTCCGCAGGTAGTGATAGTGATTCAGTGATTTACAAAATAAACTTTAGTGCATGATAATATTTAATAAAGAAAAATATGGAGGAAAAGATATGGCGTTGAAGGTGGAGTATGAGACTGAGTTTGGAATAACATGTGATTACGCATATTGTGTTATAGACGAAGCGTATATGTTAAAGAAGACGGAGTTGGGAGAAGACGGCGATAAAGTAAATACCTTTTTTGTTAAATACAAAGGTAAAGTATACACCAGTGATGATGCTTACGAACAGAGTGCATCAGCAATTAGCCATTTCAGTCATGCTCTTGAATTGGACACTGCCAACGCTAAGACTCAGTATAACTTACTCAAGCAGTGCTACCTGCATCTGAAGACCCAAGAGGGCTTCACTGATGCTGTGGATTGCTAGATTAAGAACACTTTACTCGCAATCCAGTGCCAGAAGCGTGAGTACTGAAGACCCTCTATGTCATCCTCAGTCATATTTCCTCCCAGTCTTCGAATATCTCTGTTATGCACCTGATGAACATCTTGCAGGTAGTAAATGGTCTAGTCATATCACACCCCCTTCTTCATTTCACGCATCTGCTGCGCAGCGAATCTTATCTTCTGAGTGCTGTGAAGAGTCCAGAACGAGTCTTTGGGAACTTTGAATTCGGCCTCTATTAGACGGCACAACTCATATCTAGAACTGGTTCTCAAGTCCTCGTCTATGGGTAGACCCAGTACGTTGCTCACTTCTTCCTCAGTATATTCTACACGTCTGTCTAGCCATACATAGACGTAGCCCATTATTGACATTAATTTACGAGCCAGCCAACGAAACAATACCACGGTGTAGAAAGCACATCAAGTAGTTATTTAACATTACCATGATTTGTTTCGTTTGAACACTGAGTCTTGCCAAAAATGGCCACACTCCTTACACTGCCAGAGTTGTATTCTGCTTTTCCTATCCTCATTTTTATGGTACTTAGCAGTCAATCTATGGGGCACGTGAGTGTGATTGCAATTTCTACATTTCACCTCAAGTCGTTTCATCAATCTGCCCATCATGCTCCTCTCTTGGCTATGACGTCGTCAATCTTTAGAATCGCTGTAGTCACCTCTGTGGCACTCAATATGGCCTGTCTCACGAGTGAGCATGGCTCTACAACGCCTAACTTATTCATCGATGCTATACCTTCGTTCTCCAAGTCAGGACCCATGTCTAATGAGCCATCCTGAATTGCGTGTCTTAGACTCAGTATGCAGTCCAACGGGTCTTGCCCACCATTCTCCGCTATCGTAGCAGGAATAATCTCCAGAGCCTCAGCAAACGCCTCTATCGCCATCTGCGCTCTTCCCTCCACAGTCGCTGCTTGAGAGCGTAGGTACGAAGCCATTGACGCATAGGTACTACCACCACCAGCGACAACACCGTCCCCATTCATTACTAAGGACACAACACCCAACGCATCATCAAAACCTCTCTCAATCTCATCCAAAGTGGTTGTTGTCGCGCCACGAAGTACGAGTGTGGACTGGTCAGAGTCAACCATGCCCTCTACGAATATGTAATCAACATCATAATGCCTCTGCTTGTGTATCTTGCCTTTGGCGGCACACTCTACATCTGAGGGCATTTGCGCTATCGGTAGTCCTAATGTTGAGGACAGAGCCTTCATCGTGCTTTCTGGTAGTCTCCTAACCGCAGCGATATTATGCTTCTTCAGGTAAGCACACACGTGGTCGGATGCGCCATCTCTGACAAACACCACACCACCCTTTGGTAAATGCTTAGTGAGATTCTTGGCCTGCTCTAACATGTTCTCCCTATCAGAGGACTTGAA